GGTGGGTTTGTGGATGCCTTGGAATCCTGAAGCATATAAAACAGGTCGTGTGGAATACTTGGAAGACGAGTTAAATCAATTAATGAGTGAGAAAAATTTGAATGAGAAACAAGCCAAAGTTGCATTTGAAAAACGCGTTAGAGAATCGAAACGTGCTGCTATTGCAGAAAATGTTAAAATTGCAAAGGATAGTGGTAATAAATTAACACAAAATATCGATAGTGATGGTAATTTAGTTGGGGTTGCTAATATGAATACTACTGAATCTGGATTAAACGGGGAAGTATCTTCGGCGGATATTAGAAAAGAGCTTTTTGAGGGTGCTAACATTAGAACACGCCAATCCGATAAAGCGCAAGAAGCCGCACAAGAAGCCGCACAAGAAGATAAAGTAGATATGGAAATCACAGAAAAGAAAGAAGATTAAATAATTTTATAAAATTGATTTATAAAATTATATATTTATTATAATAAAGATGAATGCCAATAAACCAAAACTTAATTTCACTGCTAAATTACCCCCGATGACAATAGTACAACCAATTGATAATAAAATTACTGAAAATACTCTACAAAGTTCTAATAAAGATATTACACAAGATGTAAAGAAGAAAAAGAAGAAAATTCCAAAGAGATGTCAATTAAAAGGGTGTAAGAGAAAATTGCCAATTACAGCTTTTGATTGTAAATGTGAAAAGAGATTTTGCAATTTACATACATATGCGGAAAATCACAATTGTACCTTTGACTATAAAAGTTTTTACAGACAAAATTTGGTAGATAGAGCAGGGTTAGGAGGTGGTCAGATAGATAAAGTTGGTGATAGGGTATAATTACCAACGACTTTTCTTGACGTTTATCCGTGGGCCTTTTCTTTGTGTTTTGGGATCAAATACTTCCTCGTCATCGTCGGATCCAATATCTTTTGACATTTCCCAAAATTCCTTAGAACCGAGTTTAAATTCTCGATGAGGATCTCCCTTATACCAAAATATTTGGTCATCTAATTTATTAGATTTTGCATTATTAGATATTACTAAACATTCATAATTTTCCGTACATTGATCCATCACTTGACAAAAGCTCTCAAATGTTGGAAACATACCTGCATAATTTTCATATATACGTTTTCTATTGTTGATATAAGGTTCGCGGAGAATAAAAGTATAATCTATATTTGTTCTTAGATTTGGTGGAACTCCTAAAGGGTATTGCATTGTTATAACTAACATTATTTTCCAATGACGACCATTCATGAACAGAAGACGCATTAATTTATCTCGAGCCCAACTATTATCATATAAACAATCATCTAGAATAACAAATGCTCTTCCATCTATATTACACCTTCCATATGCGGCAGTTTCTTTATTAATTTGTTTGATAACCATTTTTTGCCGTTTTAAAATATTCTCAATTATAGCAGTATTATATTCATCATGAATAAATAATTTAGGGACCATTTTAGCATAAAAACCATTTCCAGCTTCTGTACCTGAAATAACAGTTCCTATTGGAATATCTTGATGGTGATATAATAAATCCTTTACTAAAAAAGATTTTCCTGTATCACGACGGCCTATTAAAACGATAACTGGTCCCTGAGTTTCATTCGATTTAAATTTGATGTTTTTCATATCGAACTTTTTTAATTCCAAATTCATATTATTTTTCACTTATATTAAAATTAATATGAATTTACGCAATAAATAAGTTTAAAGCTAGTATAAATTTTATCAATAAACACTAATGTTTGATTTATATTATAAAAAAAATGATAATACTGTTCTTTTTAGTTCTCTGAACGATATAGGAATTTATAATGTGCAAAATTATATTCCACTTTACAAACAATTTTTTTCTCTTAAAGAATCTAATTACAAGAATCTTAACTTGAATCACGCTTATCATATTACAAATTTGTCAAAGACGGATAAACGCAATAAATTTAATTGTACCGTGAATGGCAATGGAAAAAATGAAACTAAATTATGTTTTTTTAAATTCTCTCCATTATTGGATCCTGTAAAATATATGGTAGGAAAATATAAAGATTTAGGGGAAACAGAACGCATTGCATTACCAGAACTGAATGAAAGTATTTGTCATAAGAAAGTACTTGATCCAAACAATTCTGCATATGTAGATAGTTTCTTTTCTTATTTAACAAGCCAATTATATCATAATTGTTATTTTCCTCATGGGTTAGATTTCTTTGGCTCATTTCTTGGAATTCAGAAAAAATTTGTTTATAATGTTGCCGATGATATAGATTATTTACATAATTCAACATATTTTCATAAGAATCAAGAAGAAAAATTTAAAATTGAGAATATTGATCTAGGGATGTTAGTAGATTTTGATACAAGAAATTATAAGAAAAAACTAAATATTGGTAGAAATGTTAGTAACAAAAGTGTTGATTCTGTTAACAATGACGATTTTAAAGAAGTGTTTCATTTATCCGATATTTCTAGCAATAGTAATCTAACGCTACCGGATCTAATTTTTGAATTTGATTTACCACGCAACCAATCAAGAAAAACCGATTCCACTTGTTCTTCACGATCATCGAACACACATTCCCAATCCTCAGATAATGAGGATACCCTTTCTGTTAACAATGACAGCGATGAAGAAGAAGGATCCTCCACCTTGTCCAGTCTTGGATCTGATATAGAAGTCAATAGTTTATTGTATAATTTTCCAACACAAATAATATGTTTAGAGTGTTTAGATGGAACATTGGATTCATTATTAAATGAAGAAAATGAGATGGACGGCGATGAATGGAGAGCCTGTTTATTCCAAATTATTATGATGTTAATTATATATCAAAAAGTTTTTCAGTTCACTCATAATGATTTACATACAAATAATATTATGTTTATAAAGACAGAAAAACAATTTTTATATTATCGATACAATCAAAAATATTACAAAGTTCCGACCTTTGGTAAAATCTTTAAAATCATCGATTTTGGACGCGCTATCTATAAATATAAAGGTCGTACTATCTGCAGTGATAGTTACCATTCAAAAGGTGACGCAGCTACTCAATACAACTGTGAACCATATTTTAATTCAAAAAAACCAAGACTAGAACCCAATATGAGTTTTGATCTATGTAGATTAGCATGTTCATTATTTGATTATTTTATAGAAGATCCGGACGATATAGATTTAATGGATCATCTTGCAAAATTAATGGTAGAATGGACAAAAGATGACAAAGGTCGTAATATATTATACAAAAAAAATGGAGATGAACGATATCCAGATTTCAAATTATACAAAATGATCGCGAGAACAGTCCATAAACATACGCCTCAAGCACAACTTGCAGGTCCATTTTTTAATAGATATATTGTTTCCCGTAAAAAAGTAAGTAAAAAAGCCAAATTTGTAGATGTAGATAAAATGCCCGATTTGAGTGAAACTGATAATACAGTCGCCACCGCCAATTGTTAGTGAACTTTAATTTTATAATAATATACTATATGGGTGATTCTAGCAAAGGATTAATTGATATATATACTTTTAGTCATATTTCACACGGGATTCTATTTTATTTTATTTTTCAATATTTACAAATTGGTTTTGTAAACGGTTTATATCTAACTATAATTTTCGAATTTTTATGGGAAATGTTTGAAAATACAGATTATATAATTAAAAAATATAGGAAAAAATACAGGGATTATGATGGAGATAGTACTATTAATATAATTGGTGACATAATAGGTACTATCATAGGATACATTTTTGCATCCACCTTGCCATATATCTCAATTGTTTATTTGGTATTATCAGAGTTATTATTAATACCTTATAAAGCTAATTTACTAGAGCTAAGTATTGGTAGTTTGATAAAAAATTGAATTTAAAGATTTATATGAATAGTAATTCATATCAATCATGCCACTTCGGAACGAAAAAGAATATCTTCAAGATTATTTATGTAGAAAATGTACTCGATTTTATGGAGCTAAACAATATAATTATAACTGCAGTTATTGTGTAAATGGAACACAAGGATTTCCTACACAGCAAGCATTTACGGAAAAATGCAATCAATGGGCTATTGAAAATTCTTTTAAAAATACGGATGTGTGGTTTC